GCAACGTTCAAAAATACCGCACGCTCAGCGGGGTAAGTGACAAACACATCCTTGGTGCCGGCCGGAAAATCAACCTTAGAGCCAGCGTTGCTGGACTCAAGCACGGTGTCGCGGGACAGTGTAAACGTGCCAGCTGTGTCGGTTACCGTACCGATACCGACTTCAAACTCCCCCGTTGGGGCACCGGGTTGCATTGCGATGGTGTAGTAGGTCTCACTGCCGTCGCCGATCACCGCAAAAGACTGAAATCCTACAGCTGCAGAGCCAAGCGTGAAGGTGCCCGTGCCCGTGGTTGTGGCTGAAACTTTAACTCGGTCTTTTAATACGGTGGCCATATAACCCTCTTAGTTCTGTGTTTTAACCACAGTCCAATTTGTAGACTGTGCGTTGTTGATGATGTTCCACAAGAAGTTTGCGGCTGCAGCATCTTGTGCTGTGACGCTTTCGGCGATGCCGCCGTTCATGGTTGCACTAGCGCTTACGCTGTCCGAAGCGTTTGCCGCCATCAAAGCAACCGCATTAAACACGGACGGGGCAACCAGCACCGTCATAGACCCAGAAGCTGAGTCGCTTATCTGAACCAAGAAAACAGTGTTTGAGCTTGGCTCGTCAGAGCCGGACGCTGTATCTGCTGTGCTCGCATTAAATGCAGCCAACGCACTGGCGACCATTGATGGGTTTGCCAACTCTTCAATGTTGGAATCATAGACAAGCCCGCCAACAACGCCATCCTGTGCAGACAGTAGTTCTGAGATGGCCGAATTAAATACAACCAATGCAGCCGAGGCGTCCGCTGCCGACACAGAGTCTGAAAAGCTGACCGGGAAAATAACCAGAGCCGCAAGAGCATCTGTGATGCTGGCCTGCTCCGCCAAAGATGCGGGAAAAACAACCAAAGCCGATTCCGCGCTTGAGGCGCTTGCCGACTCTTCCATCAGTATGCCGAACACAGAAGGGGCTACCAGCACGCTGTCATTTGCAGCAGCCTCTTCCGGTGTTGCACCAAGAAAGATTGCACGCGCAAACGCGGATTCCGAAGCTTCTGCGGCGTCAGCAAATGACGAATCGAAGAAAGCCCCGGAATCTCCCGGTGCCCCAAATGGGGCCGCAGCGACTGGCGCGAACCCAAACATTCGGGGCTCCTATTAAGCCGCGTCGAGGCTAAAGGTGTAGGTAACGTTCAGGGTGTCGCCAGAAACAACCGTGCGATCGCCGGGGGAGGCGAAGTCGGCTTCCGAGAACAACACACCAGAGGTGCCGCTTGCCACGGTACACAAGAACGCACCAGCAACCACGCCGCCAGCACCAGAGATGGTGAACGACGAAGGAGATGCACTGTTGCTGATCACCGAAGGATCGGCTGTGGTAGCGGTGCCAAACGTGACTGCTTTGCGAGAGCCACTGTAGTCGGTGTACTCAGTCCATCCTGCGTGCGAGGCCAATGTGTCGGCTGCAGCGTAGGTCGTGCTACCAGCAGGGCCAGTCACCAAACCAAGGAAGAAGGCTGCGGTATAAGCGCTGCCCTTGAAGTATTCGGTGTTCATGTTCTGCAGTCCCTCATTGACCACGAGGTTGTGCATTTCATCTTCCCATTTCAGCTGGCCGGCGCTGTCAAAGCACTGGACGCGAAATACGCCCCCGCCTTTTGAGCTTTCGGAAAAACCTGTTTTTGCAACCAGACCTGCCGAAGCAGCGTCGCCAGAATGCGCTTTGTCTTGGAACATTTCAAACTCCTGTTAAGAAAATCGGATCAGCGCACTGGTCGCTGTGTTGGCGGGCATCTGCACCAAAAAGGTATTGGTAGCAGTCTTGTCAGAACCAAAGTCCAAGACCGCAACAGCCTTGTTTCCTTTGGTGCTATTGTAGATGAGTGCACCCCTTGCAGTAAAGGCCGCAGGGTTCCACAAAACGTTGGCGAAGTTCACAAAAGCAGCAGCATTGACGCTGATGCCTGTCATCACATTACCGCCGGCCGTGTAGCCTGTGCCCGAGGTTTCACCCCCAGTGACGTACACGGTGGTGTTGGCATCCAAATCGGCCGTGGCCAGATACAGAGCGATTTTGAACGTGTCGGTGTTGAAGTCGTGCACACCCTCTAGGAGCTGTGCTTGAAAGGAGTTGGTGACGGTTTGGGTGATCATTGGACTGCCTGACGGTATTGGCCGCTACGGTAAGCGTCCTGTCTCTCCATACCATCGCCCAGACGTTTGGCTTGCGCCACGGCTTCCTCGTACTTCTTCTGGTACACCGTCAGCGTCTCGGCCTCGGCCTTCATGAAGATGCCTGCCTCAACCAATGAACCGTACAGCAGCACAGAGTCAAAGTTGTCGCCCAACCACGTATTTCCTGCAGTCACGATCGACTCTGGGTAATAGTAGTAATGAAGCTCGACACTGTACGTAGCATCAGGCGTTGGACCGAGAATGAAGCTCAGCTCATTTGTGATGAGCGGAGGGTTGTCATTGGTCGTGGTCGGACCGAACAAAGCATAGTACTTGGGGATGCCCAGCGAATTGGGGTTGGGGTACGCCTGACGGATGAAGTTCACATCTTTGTTCAGCAGGTACTCATACCTGCCGGTAGCGTCAATGACCGCCAAGGAATACACAGCCAAGAAGTCGCCCGGAGAGGACAGGTACTTGTTGGACACGAACACCTGACCCGTCACATTCTTGCGAAGCGAGGGGAACTGCACCGTGTTGTAGATGCGCTGCTCAGCCAACTCAACGAATTGAGCGATCTGGGTTGCAGACGAAACCGTGCCGCCGCTCGCCAAAAAGGCGTCAGGAAATGTGTTTTCTGTGAACGCTTGAATCTGCGCGGACAAAGACTGATAGTCGATTTAAGCCACCATTTCCAAAGTGTACATGCGTGCCACTTTGCCTTTCTGCTTAACTGCATTTGTTACGCTGGTACGAAGAACACCCAAGTACTCGGCGGCAGCTTTCTGCGACAGGAACGAGCACTGTAGCTCGCGGCAGTATACCGGCTTCCATTTGGATTGCGCTATTTTTGCCACGGTGACAGCGCTGTGCGTTCTGCCGCGAGAGGCTGCTGAACGTCGTTGTTTGTTCTCGGTTCGCTGCGCTGCGGCGCGGGCACCTTCGATTCTGCTGGCCCTAACCTCGGGGTCTTGCCAAGACAGCTTGATGCCCTCGGACAAGTTACGCGCAGGAGCCGGTGCCGCCTTAACGTGATTCGCCCATCTTGCAGCGTTACCTATGCTGGAAACAGTGCGGCCACGACCCTTGGCTTCGGGTGTTTGGGCTGCGCGTTGGATGCTGACAACCGTCTTGGCTTTCCACTGCAGGTCCTTTGCCGCCGCGAGTAGCGTTGTACGCTGGCTGTAGCTCCGCAATCAGTGCAATTTCGGCAGCGTTTAAGGCGTCGGCATCAAAAGCGACAAAAACCTCAGCAACCTGAAAAACATCTCGGCCAAAAGTGGTGAGCGCCTCTTGGAACTTGGCCTTCCTGCTGGTTGCGCAAATCGCAGTGCGCCAATGCGCGTCCCATCTTTTTTCAACCAATTGGCGTGTTTGCCCAACATACTGTTCGCCAGTATGTGTGTTGGTTGCAAGATAGATAGAGCCGTGCCGCATGCTTTTTCTATAAGGTAATAATTATTACCTTACGCCATGGGGCCACGGGCCATGACACCCTTGGTGGCGCAACCGGTACCGCGAATCTTGATGCCGGAGGTCTTGGTAGGCTTGTAGTCGTTGCTGTGGTTGTTGCCCACAGAAACGTTTGTTTCCCGCAAGAACTTCTTGTTGTCCGTGGGGGCAAGAACCGCTTGGGTCGCGGCTGGTTTTGGCTGGTTGTACGTGGGCATATTAAGCTCCTTTGCGGCCGGGGGATTTCTGGTTGGCCACCTTGGCCAAGCCACGACCCATCTTTAGCATGTCGATGTTGGTCTTGCCGCCAGCGCGAAGCTTGGTTGGCTTTTGATCTGCGTGCATGTTCTTTTCATGCTTGCGAACTGCGGTCTTTGCATCCATGACGGACTCCTTATGTTACGGTTACCTGTACTGTACCAAGTTCCAAGGTTAAAACCAAGTCATTCGGTGTCAGCGCATCATCAAAAAACCTAGAACCACCCACCGGTGCCCAGCCCCACTGGATGTCTCGGCTGCCCCCTGTCGTGAAGCCCTGTGCGTTACCCAACTGAAGCTGCGGCTGGTCAGGATCAAAGCAGTCCGGGCACACCAAGGTGTTGAACGTCTTCGTCTTGACGATCTCTTTACGCAGGTTCGTCAGCTTGAATTGGAAGCCACAGCGATCGCACATGGCGATGGATCGGGACCCACTTGCGAATCTATTTCCCATGCACGTCTCCTACAAATTCAGGGTATCTACGGGTGTATTCTGACACCCACCCTTCGCCGTAGTTGCGTTTCATATTGGATATGCGTGCAGCTTTTCGTCGATTTTGAACCTGCTCTGGCGTGCACTTATACCCCTTATTGTAGGCGTTACCTTTTCGGCTGGCCACTGCACGTTCTCGGTATTCAGGTTGTGCCCAAAGCATAACTGTGCGGGAGGATTTCTTTGCGCACTCTTCTGGGGTCATGGACTTTTGCATAGCCAAAACAGTTTTTGCACGCTGTTCCGGGTTTATCCAACGCTGCCGAGAGGCTTTTGAAACCTCTGTTCGATAGTCTTCGCTTCGTGGCGGATGAAAAATTTTAAATCCTGCTGCGTATCTGCTACGAACGGAGTCGGCTATTTTGTCAGCCCATTCTTTTGAGAGTTTTTGGCCCCGTTGTACTGGGCTTGTGGCTGACTTTGCCATGTTGAATACGGGCTGCATATCGTCCATGATTTGCTGCTCATAGTCCTGCAAATCACACGTGTCACACAGAAATATTTGCGCAAAGACGAACGCTTCAGCTCCATATTTTGTCCATGCTCTCTGCAAATGAACAGAATGATGAGTGCCGGCATTTAAGGCGCGAATGTGCACCCTCCACCTATTTGGCATGTTTTTAGACGAGCCAACATACACACGACCTGACTCGATGTGCGATATCGTGTAGATGCCTGAAGCAAACCGGTTGCCCATTACGTCCCGCTTCCGAGGTACTGACGGCGCGGCACAAAGCGTACGGCCGCCTTTTCACGGTCCTCTTCAGAGGCCAGCGCCCAAGCTTCGTCGTACTGTTGCTTGAGAATGCCCAAGCGTTCTCCGCCACCGGGTATCTTCAGGGCCAAGTGGTAAGCCAAGCCGGCCACCATGCAAGGCAAGAAGCGGAAAGGCATGTCCATCGTGTCCACA